TTTTTTTTTTTTTTTTTTTTTTTTTTTTTTTTTTTTTTTTTTTTTTTTTTTTTTTTTTTTTTGGTCAGACATGTGGCCATTGATGCTCACCCATCAGGGATCCACCATATGACTTTAACCCACAGCTCGGCCTTATTCCCGGACACTGCTGGCGTGTACGGCACGCTCCGTTGCTAGCTGGCCATCACCGTAGGTGGGGATCCAGCATCGCATATAAGGAATAGACAAAGGAGATTACATGACCCAGCTAGCCCACGAGTTTTCGTAGCTCAGCGTCACGATAACGCACCATTGAGGCATCATCCGGAAAGGCAGGATCATGCAAGGCCAGGATGCCAGGACTCATGAGCGAGCGGGGCGGACGCCAACGCGCGCGCGGGATATGCGAAGGCCGCACCACAGGAGACAAGGTGCACCAATACGCATATGCCCGCGCTTTATCCACCCGCTTGTCGGTACCGAAAGCACCGTCCGCAACGAAGTAGTGCCGCCCCATCCGCGCGACTGACCAAACACACTAAGGTCAGCAATTGGCGCATCCGCGCTCTCCTCCGGCAGCACACTGTGCGTCAAAGTGGTGACACTTCGTACCGACACACTATCTGAGGGCCTCCTCGCAGCACTCGACATGACACGACCACGTGCCGGACGACCACGACTCAAGATGACATTACGAACACCCGCATCGAAGTCGAGGTAACGGTCGCGAATACCCAGGGCGTCAAGATTGTTCTGGAAACTGCTGAGCGCACGTTCCGCGCTCCCAGACTTCCGCGAGTACGAGCGCGCCTGATCCACCCCCGTGAAGATGCGCGAGAAGCGATCATACAGGAACAAGAACCGCTCAGCATCAGTGCCATGGTTAGATAAGGACCATAACATGTGCTGGAGTTCCCACGCATGCATCGGACGATACACGCGGGTGGTAGATAGGCAGAGCCAATACACCAGCCTGAAAAACAATTCCGAAGCCAAAATGGCCATGCTATTCCAGGGAATAACACGCGAGTATTCCGCGAGCCGTGGCTGAGTCTCATCCATCAGGGTCCGGAGCTGAGACAAATCAGCAAGAAGCGCGCCGGACCCAGGATGGCGCATTAATAACCCAACCTCTTCAGGACAATCAACCCCAGGATCCACACAGAGTGTTAATAACGTCGAATACCGCGCGGCCATCACAGCATCAAGACCAGGTAACATCGCGAGCAGAGACCGCGATACACCTCGAGCATTGTGCGGATCGGCAGACCGAAAGCGATCAGAACACTCCATGCGCACCCGCAGGTCAGTGGACCCGAAGTACGACTCCAACGCTTGCCAGGCATCCACACCACAACGCGCATTCACAATAGCTTCCCCCAATCCAGTAGTATTGCGCAGAGCAGCGAAAACAAAAGCACGCAAATTAACAAGATAGTACCAATCGTCGATCGGCACGACAAACGCATTAGCATCAACAGAGAAATCAAAGAACATAGCGCACAAACGATAAAGCAAAGACGCATCAGGAACAAAGACATGAAAGAAAGGACGATCTTCAAAAACCAAAACAGAAAACAAAGTGCGCGCATCTGGATCTGGGGGCCGCGTATCCTGAGTGGCCCAGAGGTAGGTTTCACAACCACGTACCTCCCAGCCCGGGTTAGCGAGCACGCCATAGGCACCGGGGACACGGGGCGCTGATCGAGCCTTGGCTATACCTACAGGTGTACCTCCATCCAGGAACCGACGGAGCAACCCCAAATTTACAGCGGTATCAGCCTCAGCCGAGTCGGCATCCCCGCCGATGTCCATGAAGACACCGCCCCAGTCATGGCCGTAATCATCCAAGCACGAATTGACGTGCAATCGCCCGGACACCTGAGTATATGAACCAGGTGCGCAGCCTGCGCGTGGTCCTTGGTAGCAATCCACGTTACGCGGATCAACACCGACCACGTCAACGCCGGCCTGCAGCAAGTGTCGCGAGAGCGAGCCAGGATGATCACCGCCCACAAGAGCACGCCCACCAGGGTCCAACATGTTCAAGAAACATGAGCCCAACCACTGCATCTTCGCGTGGCCTGAATCGCCGCGTGCAAACATGCCATCAGCGAGGGCCCCGAGAGATAAGGGCGGGGGAGGGCGGACCTTAGGGCGAAACTCCGAACTCGGGATTGTGGGGGAATCCGCAGAGACGGGGAACCCAGAGACGGACACGGCAACATCACCAAGGACTTCATCGCTGAATTGCGCCACAGAACCAGGCACACCAGCGCACAATGCTGATTCGGCGACGACTGGTTCATGCGGCGAACCAAAGTCATCGAGAGTTGCCTCAGCAAAGTTGTAATTGAAGCCTTCCGGGAAGGCGAGACTAGTAGGCACATCGACAGCGAAATTGACGGTGCGCTGCTTGGACAGGACAAGGTGGACACTCACAGGTATGGCACCTGGGGCCATACCGGCCTGTGAGCCGACGAAGCGATGGATGAAGACCATTAGCTTATTGACACGAATGGCCCCCACACCCTCGCGCACCCTCCTCCAAGCACAGTACGCACCGCGCGATGTGTAGTAATCGCCGCTGGAGCTCAAATCCTGCATGCGGTCAGTCAGATCAGACTGAGCCCGCCTACGGAATGTGAGCGACCAACCGCGATCACCCTCCTGACTGGCCTCGACCTCATAAGCCGAGCACGCCTCGTCGGGTCCCGCGTCCCGGCGTCCGGAACGCGGATCAACGAGGACGTTGAAGCAAAGCATCATGTACAGCCGGATGGTACTCGAATGAGATCCAAACACGGACTGTCAGCC